TAGTACTGTGGGGAATATGTTCCTTGGTTCCCAAGGAATTCCCCCTTTTATCCCTAATATGGATTCGAATTGGGGTGAAGGTGGACATGTACCTGATAACCCCATACCTGATTTAATGGCTAAATCAGATGGTTCTAATAATCCATTTAGTGTTAGTAGTTTATTACCTTCTGCTATTGGTGCAGTTGGTTCATATATGGGTGCTAGCGAAGCGAATAAAGCTTCAGCTGCACAAGCAAGATCACAGATGGAGTTTCAAGAGCGTATGAGCAGTACTGCTCATCAGCGTGAGGTTAAGGATTTAATTGCAGCAGGCTTAAATCCAATGCTTAGTGCGAAATTGGGTGGTGCCAGCAGTCCAGCAGGTGCTATGGCTCCGGTACAGAATGTATTAGGGCAAGCTACTGCTAGTGCTGCACAAAACTACCAATTAGAGACACAAGCTAGGTTAATAAGAGCTCAAGAGACTGCGACTTTAGAACAAGCTGCTTATACAAATGCTCAGAAGTTAGAGATATTGTCTAAGATGCCTGGTCATCAGAAGTATGGAGATCAGATTGATGCTTTAATTAAGCAAATGCTAGGCAGTGCTTCAGCTAGTGCTGGTAGTGCTAGACATTTGCAAGCATTAGGAGAGTTAGCGGAAAAGGGTAAAGCCCCTACGCATGATCCTGCATATTATCAGGATTTGAAGATGTTGTTAAAGAGGTTGTATGAGCATCATAGAAGTGGTGCACCACAGAGTTTGTGGTTGCCTAATTTGAATACTATACAAAAGGGTTTACAATAACCGCACCAATTTTATTGGGGCGGAACTAGGTCTATGAGTATGAAAGAACGTAAATTGCCATTTTTAAGAACTCCGTATAATTATGATGCGGATAAAGTGTCTGATGAGACTGGGCTTTCATGCCCCGAGCCTACATTGGCTCAACAGAACTTTAAGGATGAGACGGATATTAATCATATTGTCCGTCAGTTTGGTTTAACCGGTGAATTACCCGGTAAACCTTTAAGTCCCCAATATGGGGATTTTACAGGGGTATTGGACTATCATTCGGCAGTCAATGCCGTATTGGCAGCCCAAGATGATTTTATGGAGCTGCCAGCCCAGATGCGGAGTCGTTTTAATAACGATCCCGCAGAATTAATCGATTTTCTCAGTAATGAGGGAAATCGTGAAGAAGCAATTAAGCTTGGCTTAGTTGTTAAACCCATTTCTGAGCCTTCAGAAACACCGGTCGGCGAGGTGAAACCCGCCGAAGCACAGTGACTTACTTGATGTAACTGTGCTAGGTGACACCAAAGACCACAAGGAGTAATTATGCTACGTAGAAAACATGTTAATAAATATCGTTCTTCAGGACAGTTTAAAAGGAACGTCAGACGTACAAAAGCCCCTAATATGCGTATGAACCCTATGCGTGGCGGTTGGAGACTGTAATTGCCTTGCTATCATCCGATAGCGGCATTTCAGACAGTAGATGGTCAGGTTGTTTTTAGCGAAAGGCGGTATTTCGACATTAGTCGATCGTTATCATTGCCTTGCGGTCAATGTGTTGGGTGTCGTTTAGAGCGTAGCCGTCAATGGGCTATGCGTTGTTTGCATGAAGCTCAGCTTCATGAAAAGAATTGTTTTATCACGTTAACTTATGATGACGATCATTTACCTCGTAATAGAAGTTTAGATCATCGTGATTTTCAGCTTTTTATGAAAAAGCTAAGGAAGAAATTTGGTTACTGTAGATTTTACATGTGCGGAGAGTATGGTGAGAAGTTTGATAGACCTCACTTCCATGCCATTTTGTTCGGAATTGATTTTTCAGATAGAAAGTACCACAAAACCACTTCAAGTGGTAGTAAGCTTTATAGATCCGCAGAGCTTGAAAAATTATGGACAAATGGCTTTTCGAGTATCGGAGATGTAACGTTTGAGTCTAGTGCATATGTCGCTAGATATATTATGAAGAAGATAAATAATGAAGATTCGCCATTATTTGGAAAGTATATATTTACTGATTTAGAGACTGGAGAGATTGTTAAGCGTAAGCTTGAATATAACAAGATGAGTTTAAAGCCTAAAGTTAAAGGCGATCCGGGTGGTATAGGTGCAGAATGGTTTATGAAGTTTAAGTCAGATGTATATCCACATGATTATGTGATTATTAATGGAAAAAAAGTTAAGCCTCCTAAGTATTATGACTTGCAATATGAGAAGTTGAACCCATATGAATGGGAAGAAGTTCAACAAAAGCGTATAGATTTAGCTAAGAAGAACTTTGAAGATAATACCGATGCTAGGTTAGTTGTTAAAGAGACAATTGCAAAAGCACGGTTAAGTTTATTAAAACGTAGTTTAGCTTAGGAGTTGTTATGATTTCGGTAATTGTTAGTGTTAGAGATACGGCCGCAGAGGCGTTTGGTCGACCAATGTATTTGCAATCATTGGGAGTTGCTATTAGATCGTTTACTGATGAAGTAAATCGTGAAGATAAGGATAATCAGTTGTTTAATCATCCAGATGATTTTGATTTGTATGAATTAGGTGTGTTTGATGACAGTACAGGAAAGTATCAGATTAGGGATAACCCTACTGTAATTGTTCGTGGTAAAGATGTAAAAATTAAGTAATTCTTAAGGAGATAGTATGTTTCGCAATCGTTCGGTAGATGTGCATCAGTTTGCAATGATTCCTAAAGCGGATATACCCCGCAGTAAGTTCAAAGCACAAAAGACCCATAAGACAACTTTTGATGCAGGCTATTTGATTCCTGTGTATGTTGACGAAGTACTACCGGGCGATACTTTTAATTTAAAGATGACGGCATTTGCCCGTCTTGCCACTCCTTTATATCCAATCATGGATAACATGCATATGGATAGTTTCTTTTTCTTTGTACCAAATCGTCTGATTTGGAATAATTGGCAAAAGTTCATGGGGGAACAAGATGACCCGGGCGATTCTATTTCGTATACGGTTCCACAAATTGTTAGTCCTGCTAACGGGTTCCCTACAGGCGGTTTATATGACTATATGGGTTTACCTACCGTTGGACAAGTAGGGTCTGGTAATACAGTAAGTGTGTGTGCGTTTTGGCCTCGTGCTTATAACTTGATATATAACGAGTGGTTTAGAGATCAGAATATGCAGAATTCTGTAACGGTTCATAAAGGTGATGGACCTGATACATATTCAGATTATGCTCTGTTACGTCGTGGTAAGCGTCATGATTATTTTACAAGTGCATTGCCTTGGCCTCAAAAAGGTACAAGTGTTTCATTACCATTAGGCACATCTGCACCTGTAGTATCTAATAACACCGGTATTCAATTTACCGGAGCAGGAGTAACTAACGGTGCTGTAAAAAACAGTACTTCTTCTTATAACCGTGTTTATGTTGACGGTGCTAATCAAAACGATCAACCGTTTGTATTTGGTGCAAATACAGGTTTATATGCTGATTTAAGTACAGCAACTGCTGCTACTATTAATCAATTACGTCAATCATTTCAGATTCAGAAATTATTAGAAAGGGATGCACGTGGAGGTACACGTTATACTGAAATTATTCGCTCTCATTTTGGAGTTATTAGTCCAGACGCTCGTTTGCAGCGTCCTGAGTATCTTGGTGGCGGTTCCACTGTTGTTAATATCAATCCTATTGCCCAGACAAGTGCGACCAATCTTTCTGGAGGTTCTACAGTTTTGGGTAATCTTGCGGCTATGGGCACGTCACTCGCAAGTGGTCATGGCTTTACGCAAAGCTTTGTAGAGCATGGTGTTATTATTGGTTTAGTGTCGGTTCGTGCTGATTTAACATATCAGCAGGGCCTTCCACGTATGTGGTCAAGGTCTACACGTTATGATTTTTATTTCCCTGCATTTGCTACGCTTGGTGAACAAGCGATTCTTAATAAAGAGATTTATGCTAGAGGTAATTCAGCAGATAATGACGTTTTTGGTTATCAAGAACGTTGGGCTGAATACCGTTACAAGCCATCAATGATTACAGGCTTGTTTAGATCAACTACTAGTGGTACGTTAGATGCTTGGCATTTGGCTCAGAAGTTTACTTCGTTGCCTACATTGAATAATACGTTTATTCAAGATACACCACCTGTTGATCGTGTTGTTGCTGTCGGTGCAGCTGCAAACGGACAGCAGTTTTTATTCGATAGTTTTTTCGATATTACTATGGCTCGTCCTATGCCAATGTATTCAGTACCTGGCTTGATCGACCATTTTTAATATGTTTGGATCTATTCTTAGTACAGTGGGGAATATGTTCCTTGGTAGTCAAGGAGTTCCCCCGATAATTCCGAATTGGGATGCTGACCAAGGAGGTCATGGCAGTCCCATTCAGGATTTGGTTGCAAACGCAGATGGAAAGTCAGATCCATTTAGATGGAGTAGTTTAGCCCCATCAGCGATTGGGGCGGTTGGTTCATATATAGGTGCTAGTGAGGCTAATAAAGCATCAGCGGCTCAAGCTAGATCACAGATGGAGTTTCAAGAGCGTATGAGCAGTACTGCTCATCAGCGTGAGGTTAAGGATTTAATTGCCGCAGGCTTAAATCCTATGCTTAGTGCGAAATTGGGTGGTGCCAGCAGTCCAGCAGGTGCTATGGCTCCGGTACAGAATGTATTAGGGCAAGCGACTGCAAGTGCTGCACAAAATTACCAATTAGAGACACAAGCTAGATTAATAAGAGCGCAAGAGAAAGCGACTTTAGAGCAAGCTGATTATACAAATACGCAGAAGATAGTAGAGTTATCTAAGATGGCAGGTTATAAACAGTATGGACCACAGGTTGAAGCTTTAATTAAACAGTCTTTAGCTAATGCTGAATATAGTGCGGCAGCAGCTGGTCAGCAAAGTGCATTAGCAGTATTAACTAAGAAGGGTATCGCGCCAAGCGGGGACCCTGCATGGTATAGAGATTTAAAGCGTGTTTTTGAGCATTTTTTAGAAATGCATAGAAGTGGTGCTAATAAAGGCCCACAAAGTTTGTGGTTGCCTAATATTGATCAAATTCTGAAGGGTTTAAGATAAATCGCACCAACTTTGTTGGGGCGAAACTAGGTCTATGAGTATGAAAGATAAAAAATTACCATTTTTACGTACACCGTATAATTACGATGTTGACAAAGTATCTGATGAGACCGGGCTTGTATGCCCTGAGCCTACATTGGCTCAACAGAATTTTAAGGATGAGTGCGATATAAATCATATCGTACGTCAGTTTGGTTTAACCGGTGAATTGCCCGGTAAACCGTTAAGTCCCCAATATGGGGATTTTTCAGGGGTTTTGGACTATCATTCGGCAGTTAATGCCGTATTGGCAGCCCAAGATGATTTTATGGAGCTGCCAGCCCAATTGCGGAGTCGGTTTAATAACGACCCCGCAGAATTAATCGATTTTCTCGCTAATGAGCAAAATCGTGAAGAGGCCACTAAATTAGGTTTAGTTGCCGCCAAGCCCATTTCTGAGCCTTCAGAAACACCGTCCGTCGAGCCGAAGGCCGACGGAGCACAGTGACTTACTTGATGTAACTGTGCTAGGTGACACCAAAGACCACAAGGAGAAGTTATGCTACGTAGAAACCCTGTAAATAAGAGAAAGTCAGCCGGTATGTTTAAACGTAACGTACGGCGTACTAAAGCTCCAAATATGCGTATGAATCCAATGCGTGGTGGTTGGAGACTGTAATTGCCATGCTATCACCCGATAGCGGCATACCAGACAGTTGATGGACAGGTAGTTTTTACCGAAAGGCGGTATTTTGACATTAGTCGAACGTTATCATTGCCTTGCGGTCAGTGTGTTGGGTGTCGTTTAGAGCGTAGCCGTCAATGGGCTATGCGATGTTTGCATGAAGCTCAGCTTCATGAAAAGAATTGTTTTATCACGTTAACTTATGATGACGATCATTTACCTCGTAATAGAAGTTTAGATCATCGTGATTTTCAGCTTTTTATGAAAAAGCTAAGGAAGAAATTTGGTTACTGTAGATTTTACATGTGCGGAGAATATGGTGAGAAGTTTGATAGACCTCACTTCCATGCCATTTTGTTCGGAATTGATTTTTCAGATAGAAAGTACCACAAAACCACTTCAAGTGGTAGTAAGCTTTATAGATCCTCAGAGCTTGAAAAATTATGGACAAATGGCTTTTCGAGTATCGGAGATGTAACGTTTGAGTCTAGTGCATACGTTGCTAGATATATTATGAAGAAGATAAATAATGAAGATTCACCATTATTTGGAAAGTATATATTTACTGATTTAGAGACCGGAGAAATTGTTAAGCGTAAGCTTGAATATAATAAGATGAGTTTAAAGCCTAAAGTTAAAGGCAATCCGGGCGGTATAGGTGCAGAATGGTTTATGAAGTATAAGTTAGATGTATATCCCCATGATTATGTGATTATTAATGGAAAAAAAGTTAAGCCTCCTAAATATTATGACTTGCAATATGAGAAGTTGAACCCATATGAATGGGAAGAAGTTCAACAAAAGCGTATAGATTTAGCTAAGAAGAACTTTGAAGATAATACTGATGCTAGGCTAGTTGTTAAAGAGACAATAGCTAAAGCTCGGTTAAGTTTATTAAAACGTAGTTTAGCTTAGGAGTAGTTATGATTTCAGTTATTGTAAGTGTTAAAGATTCAGCTGCGGAAGCGTATGGTCGACCAATGTATTTACAGTCATTGGGAGTTGCTATTAGATCGTTTACTGATGAAGTAAATCGTGAAGATAAGGATAATCAGTTATTTAATCATCCAGATGATTTTGATTTGTATGAATTAGGTGTATTCGATGATTCATTAGGTAAATACGAACTTAGGGAAAACCCTACTGTAATAGTTCGTGGTAAAGATGTAAAAATTAAGTAAATCTTAAGGAGATAGTATGTTTCGCAATCGTTCGGTAGATGTGCATCAGTTTGCTATGATTCCCAAAGCGGATATACCCCGCAGTAAGTTCAAAGCACAAAAGACTCATAAGACAACTTTTGATGCAGGCTATTTGATTCCTGTGTATGTTGACGAAGTACTACCGGGCGATACTTTTAATTTAAAGATGACGGCATTTGCCCGTCTCGCTACACCTTTATATCCAATCATGGATAACATGCATTTGGATAGTTTCTTTTTCTTTGTTCCTAATCGTTTAATTTGGAATAATTGGCAGAAGTTTATGGGAGAACAAGAGGATCCAGGTGATTCTATTTCTTATACTGTTCCACAGATTGTTAGTCCTGCCAATGGGTTCCCTACTGGCGGTTTGTATGATTACATGGGTTTACCTACTGTTGGTCAAGTAGGGTCTGGTAATACTGTTACTGTATGTGCGTTTTGGCCTCGTGCTTATAATTTAATATATAACGAATGGTTTAGAGATCAGAATATGCAGAATTCTGTGACTGTTCACAAGGGTGATGGTCCAGATACTTATACTGACTATGCATTGTTAAGACGTGGTAAACGTCATGATTATTTCACTAGTGCTTTGCCATGGCCTCAAAAAGGTGCAAGTGTTACACTACCATTAGGTACTTCAGCACCTATTGCGTACGCAGGTGCAGGTAATCAGTTTCCTACTATTAAGTCAGCGTCAAGTGGACAAGATAATCGTATGGATTTAGATGGAACTGGTTGGGTTCGTATTAATGCAACTGGCAATTTAGGTGGAGCAGCGTTATATGCTGATCTTTCACAAGCTACTGCTGCAACTATTAATCAGTTGCGTCAGTCATTTCAGATTCAAAAATTATTGGAAAGGGATGCTCGTGGAGGTACACGTTATACTGAAATTATTCGCTCTCATTTTGGAGTTATTAGTCCAGACGCTCGTTTGCAGCGTCCTGAGTATCTTGGTGGCGGTTCCACTGTTGTTAATATCAATCCTATTGCCCAGACAAGTGCGACCAATCTTTCTGGAGGTTCTACAGTTTTGGGCAATCTTGCAGCTATGGGCACGTCACTCGCGAGTGGTCATGGATTTACGCAAAGCTTTGTAGAGCATGGCGTTATTATTGGTTTAGTGTCGGTAAGAGCTGATTTAACATATCAGCAAGGCCTTCCACGTATGTGGTCAAGGTCTACACGTTATGATTTTTATTTTCCTGCGTTTGCAACGCTTGGTGAACAAGCTATTCTTAATAAAGAGATTTATGCACGTGGTACTAGTGCAGATAATGATGTGTTTGGTTATCAGGAGAGATGGGCTGAGTATCGTTATAAGCCATCGATGATTACAGGTTTATTTAGATCAACTACTAGTGGTACGTTAGATGCTTGGCATTTGGCTCAGAAGTTTACGTCTTTGCCAACTTTGAATAATACGTTTATTCAAGATACACCACCTGTTGATCGTGTTGTTGCCGTTGGTGCTGCTGCAAACGGACAACAGTTTTTATTTGATAGTTTCTTTGATGTTACTATGGCTCGACCAATGCCGATGTACTCTGTACCTGGCTTGATTGACCATTTCTAATATGTTTGGTTCTATTCTTAGTACTGTGGGGAATATTGCCTTAGCTTCTCAAGGCATTCCCCCTTTTATTCCTGATATGGATTCTAATTGGGGCGAAGGTGGACATGTTAGCCCTATACAAGATTTAGTTGCTCATTCAGATGCAAAGTCTGATCCATTTAGTTGGAGCAGTTTAGTTCCATCTGCTATTGGTGCAGTTGGTTCATATATGGGTGCTAGTGAGGCTAATAAAGCCTCAGCTGCACAAGCAAGATCACAGATGGAGTTTCAAGAGCGTATGAGTAGTACTGCTCATCAGCGTGAAGTTAAGGATTTAATCGCAGCAGGCTTAAATCCAATGCTTAGTGCGAAATTGGGTGGTGCCAGCAGTCCTGCAGGTGCTATGGCCCCGGTACAGAATGTATTAGGGCAAGCTACTGCAAGTGCTGCACAAAATTACCAATTAGAGACACAAGCTAGATTAATAAGAGCGCAAGAGAAAGCGACTTTAGAACAAGCTGATTATACAAATACGCAGAAGTTAGAGATTTTGGCTAAGATGCCTGGTCATCATAAGTATTCTGACCAGATTGATGCTTTAATTAAGCAAATGTTAGGTAGTGCATCTGCAAGTGCTGGAAGCGCTAGACATTTGCAAGCATTAGGAGAGTTAGCGGAAAGAGGTAAAGCGCCTACACATGATCCTGCATATTATCAGGATTTGAAGATGTTGTTAAAGAAGTTGTACGAGCATCATAGGAGTGGTGCACCACAGAGTTTGTGGTTGCCTAATTTGGATACTATACAGAAGGGTTTAAAATAACCGCACCAATTTATTGGGGCGGAACTAGGTCTATGAATATGAAAGAACGTAAAGTGCCATTTTTAAGAACACCGTATAATTACGATGTTGACAAAGTTTCTGATGAGACTGGGCTTTCATGCCCCGAGCCTACATTGGCTCAACAGAACTTTAAGGATGAGTCGGATATAAATTATATTGTCCGACAGTTTGGGTTGACTGGCGAATTGCCAAGTCAGCCGTTAAGTCCCCAATATGGGGATTTTACAGGGGTTTTGGACTATCATTCGGCAGTTAATGCCGTATTGGCAGCCCAAGATAATTTTATGGAGCTGCCAGCCCAGATGCGGAGTCGTTTTGATAACGATCCCGCTAAATTAATCGATTTTCTCGGAGACGAGAACAATCGTGAAGAAGCAATTAAGCTAGGCTTAGTTGCTGCCAAGCCCATTTCTGAGCCTTCAGAAACACCGGTCGGGGAGCCGAAGGCCCCCGAAGCACAGTGACTTACTTGATGTAACTGTGCTAGGTGACACCAAAGACCACAAGGAGTAGTTATGCTACGTAGAAAACCTGTTAATAAATATCGTTCTTCTGGACAGTTTAAAAAGAACGTAAGACGTACAAAAGCCCCCAATATGCGTATGAACCCTATGCGTGGCGGTTGGAGACTGTAATTGCCTTGCTATCATCCGATAGCGGCATTTCAAACAGTAGATGGTCAGGTTGTTTTTAGCGAAAGGCGGTATTTCGACATTAGTCGATCGTTATCATTGCCTTGCGGTCAATGTGTTGGGTGTCGTTTAGAGCGTAGCCGACAATGGGCTATGCGATGTTTACATGAAGCTCAGCTTCATGAAAATAATTGTTTTATCACGTTAACTTATGATGACGATCATTTACCTCGTAATAGAAGTTTAGATCATCGTGATTTTCAGCTTTTTATGAAAAAGCTAAGGAAGAAATTTGGTTACTGTAGATTTT